TGTTGATTTACACATTCTTATTGATTTTGATGAAATTGGAAATGAAAAAAATTCAAATTCAATTGCAATGCATAAAATTTTTAAAGAATTTTTTGACGCGAAAAAGAATGTTTGGAATGAATCTCATGATATTAAAATTAAAGGATATGATGTGGAATTATATGTTCAAGATGTTAATGAGGAACACGTGTCATCGGGAGTATATTCAATATTACACAATAAATGGGTAGTTGAACCCGAAAAAAATTCACCAAATATTGACGATAGAAAAATATTAGAAAAGGGTGAAGAATATGCAAAAAAAATTGACCGTCTCGTTAAATTATCTGAAAAACAAGATGTAATTAGTAAAATCGATGTTCTCAGAAAGAAAATTAAAGAGTTCAGACAATGTGGGTTAGAGAGTGGAGGTGAGTACTCATATGAGAATTTAACCTTCAAATTACTAAGAAGAAACGGTTACATTGAAAAACTAATAAAACTAAAAACAAAAATCACAGACAAGAAATTGTCTATAACACAATAAAGAACGATATTTTTTTCCCTATATCTATGTATTTATAGGATAAGAATAAGTTAATCTTAATATCAAAACAATGGCAGAATTAAAACCTCTAGGTAGTGAAAAGTTACAAGGTGACGAGAAATTAAAAAGAATCCTTGAACTTACGTACTTCAACGAAAACAATAAAAAATCCAATGCGAACAAAGCTGAGTTGGTTAAAGAATCAACTAATGGTGGTGTTTACGGTATCGTTAAAGAAAAAGACGGATACTACGTAAAGAGAGGATTAAATGAATCTTCACTTGATTATATCGGTGGAATGTTCATGAAAAATAAAAATAGATTTTCTTCATATGCTGAAGCAGCTAAAAGATTGAATTTATTACAAGGTCAAGAAGAGTTAAATGAGGCAACAAAGTATGTTTTAAAACAAAACAAACCTCAAGACGCAGCACCAGCACCTGTGGCGGAACCTGCACCAGCACCTGAGGCACCAGCTCCATCAATGGACTCAGCACCAAGTGATGATATGGGTTCATTAGATAATCCACCAGCGGAAGAACCTGCGGCACCTGCACCTGACATGGGTGGAGAAACTTCAGGAGAAGAAACTGACGAGAATGGAGAACCAAAACGTTCAGATTATATGACGGAGGTTCAAAAATATGCGGGAAAATTAGGTCAAGAATTGAGAGATTTACATGATAAAATGGAAAGTGATGATATCAAATACGTTTTAAACATGATTATTTCTGCAGTTGACTTAGATAAATTAGATGATGACGATATTGAGGAAATCGGTAAGAAATTTGAACGTGAAGAACCTGAAGCAGGTGATTTAGATAATTCTTCAAGTGAAGATGAACCATCATTAGAAGATGCTCCTGAAGAAGAGGTTAGTGAAAGTGATGATGCAATGGAGAAATTAGAATCATTCATCAACACTCCTGTTCAAAGTAATGAAATTGATTTATCATCATACGCATCAGGTGAACATGGTGACGAACCAGAAGAATCAAAAGGTGTTAATGATTTCAGTGAACACGCAGATTTGGAAATGGGGAACGATATGGAAGAAGAAAAGGAAATTGATTTAGATGAAATAAAAAATCACATCAGTCAAGCGGTTGGTGAGACTTTGAGTAAATATTTTAACCAATAAAATGCATCTAATCTATGTCAATGAAATCGGTTCCGATTACAAAGGTCAAAAACAATATGAATTCATTTTTAGTGAGTCGTATGAAATTGACATGGATGAATGGTTTGTAATACCAGCTGCTGCAACGACATTACCTAAATCACCATCTGTTGAATATGTCGATTTAGTTGGTTTATTAAAAGACACAGATTTACAATTAGAATTAGTTCAAGACTCCGATTATTTCGGAGTTATTGATGCTGTAGATGGTGTAATTTCATTAGCTTGGGAAAAATTCGATATAAACGTTGATACTGAGAGATTGACGTTTAAATTTGGTGAATCATTGGATTCCGTAAGTAAAAAACTTAAACAGAGGAGTTATCCTTTAATCAAGGAGGAAATAAAATTCAAGAATATATGAAAAGAAACGTAATAGTAAGTAAGCTCGTTAAAGAAGGGTTTAGTGAAAAAACATTAGTTAAATTCACAGATAAACAACTTTCAGAATTAGCAGAAAGAATGTTATCTGAGGAAGCAACAAACCAACCTCAAGTGACTGCAAATGTGAATGATCCTAATTTTAATCAGGTAATGTCTAAACTTAAACAAAGTGGTGTACAAAATATTAATGTTACCGAGGAAGATGAAATTGGTGAATCAAAAAAGAAAAAAGTAAAGAAACCTACAATATACGATAAGGCATTGAAAGATTTGGGTGGTGAAGAAGGGGTCATTAAATTTCTTGAAAAAGGAATGAAAGGTGATAAAAAGAAAGAAGTAAAAGAAATAAAAAATTGGGTTAAGACGTTAGCGGAAGAAAATTTTCATAGTTTTACATCAAAAAATGAAATTATGGAATTAATTCAATACAAATTGAACGAATCAGAATCTACACACGAACCAAAAGTTCCTGAATTTATGAGTTATAGTGCAATAAAATCTTCGGGACCTGCAACTGCACCAACAAAACCAAAAACAAGTCCGGGCACTAAGCCAGGAACAAGTCCTGGTAAACCAAAACCAAGAACACCATACGAACCGGGAATTGGTCCAAAACACAAACCTAAAGCGGGTTACGGTATAAAAGAGGAAGATGTTATTGATGACGAGGAAATGAATTCTAAGTCTAAAGTAGCATAATTTTAAAATATTCTAAAAAATATGAAATTATCTAAGAAAAATTTGTTACATTTGATTCAAGAAAATTTGAATGAGATGCCAATGGATTTTGATTCCCAAGATAGACCACACCAAGATATACAAAATAAACTTGCGACTGGTGATACACCAATAAAGAAAGTTCCGTTACCTAAAACAGGTGAGGAACCAAATAAGAATTTCCAAGAATTACTTGCGTCTGAAAGATATAAACAAGTAGTTAGTAAAGTTAGACAATACACTGGAGTTAATACACCCATGATTGGTGAAGGTGGTGGAATCGGTCAATTATCACAAATGATGATGGACGCTCACAATATGATTGTCCAAACTGAAAGAGAACACAGAGGACAATTAGAACAATTGGCAATCGAATTAGTAATGAAAGAGATGGGAATACCTGAAGGTTCAGTAAATTTTGATGCTAAAATTGTTGGTATGGGTGAGGTAGATATGTCAGATTTTAATAGAGATGAACAAGGTCAAGAAAACCCTGAGGAAGTTGATACTGAAGAAATGGAAGTTGAGGAAAACTTAATGCAGGATTTAGAATCTCTTGATTTAGAAAGAGCTAAAAGAAGATTAATTAATAGTATGGTTCAAGGGTCATCTAAAAAAGGTCATTATATGTACCAATTAGTACCCCAAAGAATACAACAAATTACAGGTTCACAAGATTTAGTTAATCAGTATGGAATTTTAATGTCAATCAACGATACGTTATATTGGCAATTAAGTGATCAAACGATGCAAATGATGATGTCAGGTGCAAATGGTGCGGCAGGTGGTAGTGAAGAAGTTGAAAGAGAAACTGAACCACCTACGATTAAAGCGAGAGCAATTAACTTCCCGATATTAGTACACGAATTAATAAAGGGAATGATGGAATTATTCTCACACCAAGGAGAACCTGAAGATAAAGATTTGTTCCAACAAGTGATGCAACATGAAGACACATTAGAAAAAGAAATGTGGGATTTACGTTTAGGACCTGCAATTTGGGACAGAATTAGAAATCAATTCCCTGATGATATTTTAACTGACGAAAATAAGGTTGAAATTCAAAACTACTTATTGGTTGAGATTTTTAGATTACCAGCAAGAAGATTTTTAACTTTAATGAAAGAAGTTATTTCAGGTTCGGATACAGGTAAAAGATTGTTACAACAAATTGTTGATGGAATTAATCAAAAATTGAATGACCAAGATTATGAAGAAACAATGTCACAATTCAATGACGATTTGGAAACAATTGAAGGTAATACGGATGACGATGAATTTAGAGATTTTTTAAATAATTTAGGTATCGATTTATCGAATGATGAAGAAGATGATGATGATGGTGGAGAAACAGTCCCTGTCAGAAGATAATACAAAGGTGGTTTTTTAACCACCTTTTTTTGTATTTATATATATGAATAGTAGAATAGAACAGCTTAAAGAGTATGCTCGCATTATGAAGGATACTCCATATGCATTAAGAACATATCTCCAAACATACGACAATACGCAGAAGAAATACGTTCCTATGGACTTATTCCCTGACCAATTACAATTGATTCAGGACTACGAAGATTACAACGAAAATATCACAAAAAAATATAGACAGGCTGGTGTTACAACAGTAACAGCTGCTTGGTTATCAAAGAAATTACAATTAGCTAAACCTGAAAATCCTGAAAGAGTTTTGATTATTGCAAACAAAAAGGATACTGCGGTTGAGATGGCGAATAAAATAAGAAATTTCTTAGACCAATGGCCTGATTGGTTAAATGTTGGGTTTTCTCCCGATAAGAACTCTGAGAGTAGATTCAGATTAAACAATGGTTGTGAGGTTAAGGCGGTGGCGACATCTGCAGATGCCTTACGTGGTTACACACCTACGGTACTTGTATTTGACGAGGCGGCATATATCGAAGCTGGAGAAGATTTTTGGGCTGCATCTATGGCCTCTCTATCTACGGGTGGTAAGATTATATTAGTTTCTACACCAAATGGTTATGACCCAATTTATTACGGTGTCTATGATCAAGCATTACGTGGAATAAATGACTTCCATATAACTGATTTAAGATGGTTTAAAGACCCTCGTTATACAAAAGACTTATGTTGGATTAAATGTCAAGATATATGTCATTACATGTTAAATAGAGAACAATATAATGATGATGAGGTAGTTCTTAGGGAATTTGACATGAATAACTACCAAGAATTGGAAGAACAAGGATATAAACCGTATTCTTCTTGGTTTGAATCAATGTCTAAGAAGTTTAAATACGATAGACGTAAGATTGCTCAGGAATTGGAATGTGACTTCTTAGGTTCAGGTGACGGTGTCATTCCTGGTGATGTTCAAGAAAACATTGCTAAAAATATGATACGAGTACCGAAAGAGAAGTACATGCAAGCCACTTTTTGGCAATGGAAAGAACCAATACAAGGACATCGTTATATAATGGGTGTCGATGTTAGTAGAGGAGATAGTGAAGACTTTTCCGCAATCTGTATTGTTGATTTTGATGAACGTGAACAAGTTGTTGAATACATTGGAAAAATACCACCAGACGATTTGGCTAACATAGCATATAAATGGGGGATATTATATGATGCATTTATTGTAATTGATATTACAGGAGGTATGGGAGTTGCGACCTCAAGAAAATTACAAGAATTAAATTATAAAAATCTTTATGTTGAAGGTGTAAACACTCAAAATATTTGGGAATACAATAGAAAGGCTATGGAGAAAATACCAGGTCTTAACTTCAATAACAAAAGAACTCAAATTGTTGCTGCATTTGAAGAACAATTAAGAAAGGGTTTCCAAGTTAGGTCAAGTAGATTATTAAATGAACTTAATACGTTTGTTTATATGAACGGAAGACCTGACCACATGAAAGGTGCTCATGATGATGCGATTATGAGTATGTCAATGGCTCTGTATGCTGGAGACATGTGTTTCAATCAGTTACAAAAGAATGATTCCAAAAATAAAGCGATGATTGAATCGTGGGCATTGTCGGAAAGGACATATGAACCTAACAAAACATTTTATTCTTATGGTACATCGTTTGACCAAATAGGTTCTATGGGTATGGATAATAATCAAATTTACCACGGAAATAACCCAAATAATGCAACTAAAGAGTCATATCAAGAAAATGCTTGGTTATTTGGGGGTCGTAGATAATACTTCCATTTGTTAAATAATTAGTTTATATTATAAAGAAAAGTATTTATATACATGGCAGAACAAAATCCAACCGTCTTTCAGAAACTTACCAGAATGTTTGGTTACCCTGGACAAGTAAAACAGGAGACCACACCGTCATTTAATTTTAGTAAAGACGAATTATTAAAAACAGACAGTAAGGAAGAGTTTGAAAAAGCTTTACTCCAAGCACAACAGAGTTCATATATTGCCGATAAGTGGGCAAAATTAGACCAAAATCTATATAATCAATCAATATACTACGAACCAAATAGATTGGCTGCGTATTATGATTATGAATCTATGGAATTTACTCCTGAAATTTCAGCAGCATTAGACATCTATTCGGAAGAATCGACAACAATGTCTGAAAAAGGTGAGATTTTAACCATCTATTCTGAATCAGATAGAATTAAGGGTATACTTGAAGATTTATTCCACAATAAAATGGATATTAACACAAACTTACAAATGTGGGCTCGTGGTGTGTGTAAGTATGGTGACAACTTTGTTTATTTAAAAATAAATCCTGAAAAAGGAATTGTTGGTGTACAACAATTACCAAATATTGAGATTGAAAGGATTGAAGGTGCGTCAAGTAAAACTCCAAATCAAAAAGATATTAAAACTCCAATTAGAGAATTACGTTTTCAATGGAAGAATAAAGATATGGAATTCCAAGCGTGGGAAGTTGCTCACTTTAGAATTTTAGGTGACGATAGAAAATTACCATATGGTACTTCTATGTTAGATAAGATTAGAAGAATTTGGAAACAACTTTTACTTGCGGAAGACGCGATGTTAATTTACAGAACATCAAGAGCACCTGAGAGACGTGTATTCAAAGTGTTTGTTGGTAATATGGATGATAAGGATATTGAACCTTATGTACAAAAAGTTGCAAACAAATTTAAACGTCAACCTGTATCAGATCCACGTAATGGTCAAGTAGATATGAGATATAATCAGATGGCAGTTGACCAAGATTATTTCGTACCTGTACGTGACCCATCACAAACAATGCCGATTGAGACATTACCAGGAGCACAAAACTTAGGTGAGATTGCGGACATTGAATACATCCAAAAGAAATTATTAGCAGCACTTCGTATCCCAAAGGCATTCTTAGGATTTGAAGAGGTTGTCGGTGACGGTAAAAATCTTGCGTTGATGGATATTCGTTTTGCAAGAACGATTAATAAGATTCAAAAATCATTAATACAAGAACTTAACAAAGTTGCATTAATTCATTTATACCTTTTAGGTATGGAAGATGAGTTAAATAATTTTGAGTTGTCGTTAACTAACCCATCTGCACAATCTGATTTATTAAAGATTGAACAATGGAAAGAAAAGATAACTCTTTATAAAGATGCAACATCTGACCAATCACAAGTTGGTATTTTACCAGTGTCTCACACATGGGCGAAGAAAAATATCCTTGGATTTAGTGAGAATGAAGTTGTACTTGATTTACAACAACAACGTCTTGAAAGAGCAATTGGTTTTGAGTTGACTAACACACAAAATATTATCAAACGTTCAGGTATATTTGATGACGTAGATAGAAAATATGGTATATCAGAAGAAGAAAGAGCTAAATTAGAAGCTGCAGGTGCAACAGGTGAAGCACCTGGTGGTGGTGGAATGGGTGGTGGAATGGATATGGGAGGAGGTTCAGCACCGGCTCCTGAATCTGCACCACCGGCAGCAGGTGGAGAAGGTCCATTAAGTGAATCAATTAACAATAGAGGTAAAAAATCTAAAATATTAGGTATGTTAGGTGAAGAAGAAATGAAATTTACTGATTTATTTGATATGGATAAGGCACAACAGAATATTTATGAAATGGAACATAAATTAAATGAAATATTAAACGACTAAAAATGAAGAAATTCGGAGTTATAAAAACTAAATTATTAAACAAATTAACAGAATCATATTCAAACGAGAATAAGTCTGAAATTAAAAGTATCTTAAAGGAAATTAAAGAAAATAAGGACTTTAAAGAGATGTATTTGTTTTATGAAGAGATTGAAAATAAACACATCTCAGACAAAGAGACGGCAAAACTATATGTTGAGGGTTTAAGTACAATTTTAATCCAAAGTAAAGAAAATCTTAACGTGTTTTGCGAGTCGTTAAACAAAAAATTGGATAATACTGAAGTTGTTACTAACGATATATACGACGCTTTAGACACTTTAACTGAAAGTGACAAATTAAGTAACATCGAAAAGAAAGTGATTGCAAAAAAGAAATTAGTTGATCACTTGATAAGTAAAAAAGAAGTTAACGAATCTAAAGATTCAACATTGGTTCCAAACGAAACATTATTAAATGCTGTTTTAGCCAATAACTTCAATGTTCTTTATTCTAACACATTATCTGAATCACAAAAAGAAGAATTGAAAAATATTCTATCAATACCGTATGATGAATTACTAACTAAAACTTCAGAATTGAAGGAATCAGTTTTAAGTAAAGTTGATACATTGTTAATTGAATCAAATGATAATGAATTAAAGAATAAATTGGATAGTGTGAAAAAAGAGGTGAACGGAATGTCACCATCGAAGTATAATTACTACAGATTAACAGAATTAAAAAATGGTCTTAATTAAGACCATTTTTTATTTGTTGTACATAGATTGCTTTTAAC